TCCACTCGAAGACGGCGTCTGGCGTGTACTTCTGCCTGAACAGGGAGCAGGCAAACGAGAACAGTGCGAGGCTGCGGTCGCCATGCGTGGGGCCCTGGTCCCATATGTCTCTTGCTACGGCTTTGAAGTCGGCACCGATCTTCGTGCCGGTGTGGGTGAACTTCGGGGTGTGTAGAGGTCTGTTTGATGCCGGCGGTTGGTACAGGGATGCCAGTTTGACGATTTGTTGACGGTTCACCATCGAATCGAACGCTTCGTTGGTGAACTGCTCTAACGTCAGGTTGCTCTCAGAGCCCCGTACAGCCTCCTGGCGGCCTTCTGGGCGGTTCTGTGCATATGGTAGGCGTATTCCGTTGCCGAAGCCCTTAGCGGGCATCGTGACCTGTTTCGGGTACACCTCTTTGGTGGGGCTTTCAACTATCTGGCATGCAGCGAACATGGCGTTGCGGCCCATCTGAGCAGGAATGTCTTCTTTCAGGAATACCCACAGGTGGAAGCCCCTGGATCGGGAAGACTCAACCCACGAAGTGATGCCGAGCTGCGTCAACAATCCCTGCACGTTGACGGCGTGGACATACGACGGGTCGCCTTCGTCCCAATCGACGGCGAGCCATCCGACGTTGCAACTCGGAGACCCTTCGACCTCCATCAGCGGGTATACCCCCAGGCGGTATGGCCCCCACAGGTGGTTGTGGATGGCTTCCTCGAAGACTGGACCCTTGGCCGGCATCGGGGTGCCATCCTCGCCACGCCACGGGCGGAAGTCGCCGTCGGGTGTCTCCTTGGCGAGGGCGTTGCCTCGAAACAGGTGGCAGAACTTGTCGCCGATGGCGACACGGTCAGTCACCGCATGTACCTGTCGTCGGGAGGGATGTCGTCGTCCCTGTACTCGCGAATCTGGCCGGTGTGCGGGCAGATGAAATACTCGAAGTCGCCGAGCCGGTTCGGAGGCCGCTTGTTCTTGTTGACCCGAATGTTGATCGACACCGAGTGGTAGCACTTCTCCACATAGGACAGCGTCGGGTCGTCGCGTCGCCGGTACACGCCAAGTACCGCCAACGCTTCCTGCTCGCCACCGAACTTGCCGGCCGTGATCGTTGACGGCTTGTGCCGGTCTCCAGATCCACGGCCAGCCTGATGGACGACAGCGAGCGGCACCGACACTTCCTTGCACCACCGTTTCAGACCCTGCGCCTTGGCGACCACGCCGTTGTGGTCGGATTCGCCTGGTAGCAGTTCGAGGTAGTCGGCCATGGCGAAGTCGGGGTTGCGTTGCCAGTAGTCCTGAGCTTCCTTGAATGCGTCGCCCATCTGGCTGAACGTCAACGCTGCGTCGTTGATGAGGATCCTGTTGAACAGCGTCTTGGATGCCGTTCGGACCTCGTCGAGGACGGTCTGGTTGCCGTCCTTGATCTGCTGTTCGAGTTCTTCGCCGTTGCGGCCGTATGCGATGCAGTGGAGTTTCTGTGCGATGAGTTCGCGTGGCTCGTCGGGGGAGAACAGCAGGATGTGGGCGTTGGTGTTCAACAGCGCCGTGATGATCGAGTTGTACAGCACCTGCGACTTGCCGTTGTGCGAGTGGCCCACAACCAGAAGCATTTCGCCTCTGGCGAGGCCACGCATGGCGAGGTCAACCTCTGGGAAGCCGAGCAGGAACCGACCCTCGTCGTTGCGGACGTAATCAACGAACGAATCGAACGCCGTGGAGGTCGGTTCGATGTACCTGTAGTTGGTTGCGGGAGCAGCCTCCCCGTCGGAGGCCGCTTCCCGTAACCGCTGCTCGATCTGCTCAGGCGACAATGGTGCCGGCAGATCAGCCATTACGAGCCGCAGCGTGCGTGCATGTCCTCCACGTTGAAGACATGGATGCTGCCGTCGCCGGCCTGGATATGGGTCGGTGCGTCCGACAGCCACAACCCAATGCGCTTGTCGCCGAGACCGTACTTGGCTGCGCCCGCCTCAGAGATGTTGAAGTCTGCTGCGGTGGCCTTCCACTCGCCCGACTCCTTCTTGCGCTTGTTGTCGAACACGATGACCTTGCCGTCGTCGGTCTTCGTGCCAGCACACAGGAACGCTATGTTCCATGCGGCCTGCCGACCGTCGGTAACGAAGCCGTTCTCGTCGCGCTGGACGGGCTTGCGGGCACCCCGCGCCGGCTTCGCCGCCGTAGGAGCGGGTGGCGCTGGCGGAGCCGGCGGCGGGATGTCCGCACCAGGTGCCGCCACTATCTCGGCGCCTGGGAACGCTGCCTGCACCTGCTCGACAGGCGCAGCTGCCGCTGCCGCTGGTGCTGGCGCTGGTGCTGGTGCCGCAGCGACCGCAGGCGGTGCTACCACGATCTCGGCGCCACCGAGGCGGTCGATGATGCTGTTGAAAACCGTTTCCTCGACGGCGAGATACTCGGTGATTCCTTCTGCGCCCTTGCCCATGCACACAGATCCAGCCACTTTGGCTGCCACCTGAGCGATAATCGATGTGTCCCTGTCAGTTAGCATTTCGTATTGCTCCTTCCCTTTCGGGTTACCAGTTCGCCGGCCGTGTGCCGACACCCAAGTGCTTCCCACGACATGCCGCCCAGTTCGGGCACCAGTCGTCTGAGCATTTCCAACCATCGTAGCGCATCGGCCATGACGGCAGCCGCGCTTCGATCAGGTCGGCGATGCTGTTGCACATCGGAACCAACGCAGCCCAATCCTGAGGGGTGCGTGTGACATCAATGATCTCAAGCTCACCGTTGGTGAGATAGCAGAACCTGAACGGTTGCGGCGACTCCAGGTCACCACGCTCACGGGCGCGAGCCAGCGTGTAGATCATCGACTGCAGGTCGTTGCGACGAACCAACCACGGGGCGTCGTGCTGGCCCGTCTTCCAATCCCAGGTCAGGTTCGGTTCATCGAGATCGCGGGTGCCGTGCAAGAAGATGCGACGGTTCTCGTCCTCGTGGAGGATGAACTCAAACGGAGTTTCGATACCCACAGGGTCGAGGTACGGAAACACCTGCTCGTACCAGACCGAAAGCATCTGTACGGCGAGAGCGACCGTCGACTCGGCGGTAGTCGCTTCCTTGTTCCACTTCTGAATGTCGTCTACATGGTTGTCCCATTCCATGTGGAAGACCTCGAGAACGTCTTCGTAGGTGAGCTCTTCGCCGGCCATGCGTGCATGCAGGGCCGCTTCGATGGCTGCGTGGACGACGGTGCCTCGCACCATCTTGCTGCCAGCCACATCGGTGGCGGTCTTGTTGCGAAGCGTGCGGGCCTGCTCGGGGCAGGCCAGAAAGGTATTCAACCAGGACTGTCGGAACCTGTGTTCGATCATGCCCACACCTTAGAGAAGGGTTGTGACATCCATCGGGGATCCTTATCAGATATCAGAAGATGGCCCTCGGGGCCATCATCAGATATCAGATATATCAGATAGAACCAGTCGTCCGCAACCGATGTTCGCGTGCCCGCAGAATCTTTGCGACACGGGACCGGCTCACGCCGGCCCAGCGTCCGACCTCGGCCTGACTGTTCGAGCCGCCATTCACCAGAGCGGCGACATCGTCTTCGCGTGCATCGGACAGCTCTGACCTCAGTTCCTGTAGGTCTCGGTCAAGCATCGTCCGCATCCGCATCCGATCTCGAGGCTGTAGACGTTTCAGCGTCTTCTCGAGGTCGTGGAAGGACGGTAGGAACAGGCGGTCCTCACTCATCGAGTTCGGACTCTACAGCAAGAACGTATGCCTGCTCGATCAACTCGACCAGCCGCGCCAGGGTCGACCAGTTCGCCCGCTTTGGATGCGCGGCCAGAGACCGCAGGCACGCCCCAAGTGGCGCGCACTGCTGCTCCGCATTCAGGATCATCTGACGGGCAGCGTCCTGCGGTACGTCACGCAGTTCCGACACGCTCTCCCATGTGGGCAGGTTATTCATCTTCGGTCTCCCCGTGGATCATGTCGGAATATGCGACGAACGCCCGCTCGTTGGCTTCGGCCAGCGCCGTGTGTGCGCGGGAGATCTCGAAGAGAGCGTCGGCGTACCGAACCTCAGGCTTCGCTTCGTGTTCAGGGTCGACCAGTTTCAAAACAGGTCGACCATCAGAAGTGGTCTGTTCGGTCATTGCGGAACCCTTTCGGTGGTGCGCCCCCGCCCCCCTCGGAAAGGGTAGGTGAACGAACGGGACGGGAGCGCGAGGCTGATCATACAGTAAACATCCTACCCATTAGCGATGCTGTCCCACTAACAACACGCTAGCGGTCAGTCATCTTTCTAAGCTCTCGAATCGTCGCAGGCCAGGACCGCCAGTACCGGTCAAGGACAACCCTCTTACGTCGAGATGGTGGACGGTACGCCACCACATCGCGGACCAGGTATCCGATGGCGGCACCGAACACGATGCCGGCGAACCCTACGGTAATGATCATTCTTCTTCTCCTTCGAAAGTCAGATCCCAACAGGTCTTGCACAGGTAGTACGGAAACGGCCGCGTCGTGTCCGATCCGATGAGGATGTCGCGCTGTTGCGGCGACAGGTTTCGAAAAACCCATGAGATGTTGCCGCCGGCTCGCCACTCGGTGTACTTGGCTGCCGGCACGCTGACGCTGTCCTGGTTGCTGCAACGCCCGCATGACGCTGTGAGCTCCACCCAATCGGTTGGTGTAGTCATGTTGCCTCCAGTTCCCGTATGCGGGCCTTCAGCGCCGCTATCTCGGCGTGGAGACCGCGGCGCTCCTTCATCTCCAAAATGTTGTCGAGGCGGCTCGCCCGTTCCAAATGCTCAGGATTGACACACGCCTTATTGGCACAAGTGTGGTGGACATCGTCCCCCATGGGGAGCGTGCTGTCGACCCACGCCTTGTAAGCCAGCCGGTGAGCCGATGTGGTCGAGAGGTCGGCGGGGTGTCGCATCAGACCGTAGCCATTCTTCAAGCCCATCTGCCAAATCCAGCACCCGTCTTCCGCTTCTTCGCATCGCTCAAGGATCGCTTCGCCGAGTGGCAACCCTCGTCGCATTATGGGATGTAGCGGTTGGCCCAGTTTGTCTTGTCGGTAATGCGTGGAACACAGACCACGGGCAGCGAGCTGTGTCTTCTCACACCTGGGGCCACGGCATGTCGCGCCCTCCCAGTAGCCGTTGGGGGCGCGGGGTCCGATGCGCTCGTATGGAGCGCGCTGGCGCTCCACCGTCTTGCGCCCACCATGGTGGTAGACGGTCGGCTTGTGATTGCGGGTCATGGCCGCACCCCGAAATGCTGCACCAACCGCTCCAGCAGCGAACGGATCGCGCTCAGGTGGCGCTCGATGTCGCGCAGAGCGCGACCCTCCGTAGCGTGGTACTCGCGCGCCCGCTCCTGGGCCTCATTCCATTTCTGAGCTTCACGACTCAACATCGGCAATCTCCTCCATCTTGTCAGCCAGATCGTTCAAAACGCCGTACACGCCCTCGGGATAGACATCGAGTTGGAGTAGTCGGGCAAGAGCCTCAGCCTCGACAGCGTCCAACATGATGAAGGTCTCCAAACCCGTGGTGCCCGAGCCTGTGATCACGCCGGCCATATCAGCCTCCCGTCACGGTAGATCTCGCGCCGTCTAACCCAGTGTCTCCGCACGCGCCTTCTCTCCTTCGGCAGTAACCCGCCCCACACCCCGTGCTGCTCGTTCATCGTCACTGCGTACACCAGGCACTGGTCTCCGACGGGGCAGCCCGCGCACAGCTCGCGCGTCGTCGGGGGAGGCGAGTGGGCCTTCAGCGGGAAGAACACGCCGACCGGTTGCCCCTTGCACGCCGCGTCTTTCATCCACGCTGGTTGCTCGATCAGCACCCGCAGGGGATCGGAGAGCGCGCTCACAGCAGCACCCACTCGTACTTCGTGACCGCCCCATCACATTTGCGGCAGGGGATTGCCCACCAGGCGAAGTGGTAGACGATGCGTACATCTCCGCAGCAGGGCGACACGATGCGCCGGCCAGCGGCAGGCGCACGCGTGGACTGTGTCACCGTCGGGCTGCTC